TGAGAGCGGCTCCGCCGCCCGGTTCTTCTACTGCGCCAAGGCCAGCAAGGCCGATCGTGGCGACGGCAACAGTCACCCGACCGTGAAGCCGACCGAGCTGATGCGCTATCTCTGCCGGCTGGTGACGCCACCCGGCGGTGTGGTGTTGGACCCGTTCATGGGCAGCGGCAGCACCGGCAAGGCGGCGGCGCTGGAGGGCTTCCGGTTTATCGGCATCGAGCGTGAGGCTGAATACCTCGAGATCGCGCGCTGCCGCATCCAGGTGCCGGCTCAGGGGTCGCTGCTGTGAGCGTCTGGCGCGAGGCGTTCATGGATGGCCTGCGTCCGGAGCCGCCGCTGACGGTGAGCGAGTGGGCCGACAAGCACCGCAGGCTGAGCAGCAAGGCCAGCGCGGAGCCGGGACCGTGGCGCACCAACCGGACGCCGTACCTCAGGGAGCCGATGGACTGCCTGAGCACCGGCAGCAGCGTGCAGCGGGTGGTGATGATGTTCGCGGCGCAGACGGGCAAAACCGAGAGCGGCAGCAACTGGCTGGGGTACGTGATCGCGCACGCGCCGGGGCCGATGCTGCTGGTGCAGCCGACGGTGGAGATGGCCAAGCGCCTGAGCAAGCAGCGGCTTGAGAGCCTGATCACCGAGACGCCGATCCTGGCGGAGAAGATCGCTCCGGCCAGGGCCAGGGACTCGGGCAACACGATGTTCTCAAAAGAGTATCCAGGGGGATTGATGTTGCTCACCGGGGCCAACTCGGCCACCGGACTGCGCTCAACACCCTGCCGCTACATCTTCTGCGACGAGATCGACGCCTTCCCTACTGACGTGGACGGCGAAGGCGATCCGGTGAGCCTGGCGGAGAAGCGGGCCACCACCTTCGCGCGGCGCAAGATCCTGCTGACCAGCACGCCGACGGTGAAGGATTTCAGTCGGATCGAGGCGGAGTACGCGCGCAGCGATCAGCGCCGCTATTTCGTGCCGTGCCCCAGCTGTGGCGCGATGCAGTGGCTGAAGTGGCCGCAGCTGAAGTGGGAGAAGAACGACCCGAGCACGGCGGTCTACGAGTGTGAGCACTGCCGCGAGCGGTTCGCTGAGATCCACAAGCCGGCGCTGCTGCGCCAGGGCGAGTGGCGCGCGACGGCGCCGAGCGACGGCAAGACGGCAGGCTTCCAGCTGTCGGGGCTCTACTCCCCTCTGGGCTGGCTGAGCTGGGCCGACATGGTGGACGACTTCCTGCGCGCGAAGGCCGACGCGCCGATGCTCAAGTCGTTCGTGAACACGCGCCTGGCCGAGACGTGGGAGGAGGACTTCGCCAGCAAGGTGAGCGCCGATGCGCTGCTGGAGCGGTGCGAGGCGTATCCGGCCGGCCGGGTGCCGGAGGGCGCGCTGGCGGTGACGATCGGCGTGGACGTGCAGGGCGGTGGCGGCTCGGCTGGCGATCGCCTGGCGGTGAGCGTGTGGGCGTGGGGCCGCGATGAGGAAGGCTGGCTGGTGGATCACCAAGAGATCCACGGCGACCCGTGCCAGGCGGAGGTGTGGAAGCAGCTCGACGTGTTGGTGCTGCACGAATGGGAGCACGTGAGCGGCGGCAAGCTGCGCGCGGACGCGGTGGCGATTGACTCTGGCGGCCACGCGACGGCGGAGGTGTACCAGTACGCGCGGGAGCGCCAGGCGCAGGGCGTGATTGCGATCAAGGGCCAGAGCCAGCGCGGCAAGCCGCCGATCGGCAAGCCGGGCAAGGTGGACATCAACGCCAAGGGCCAGACGCTGAAGCGTGGCGCGCAGGTGTTCCCGGTGGGTGGCGACACGATCAAGACCACGCTGTTCGGCCGGCTGAAGCACAACGAACCGGGGCCGGGCTACCTGCACTTCCACGCGCAGACGGGCAGCGAGTATTTCGAGCAGCTGACGGCAGAGAAGCAGGCGCTGCGGTACGTGAAGGGCTTCCCCGTGAGGGAGTGGGTGAAGAAACCAAGCGCCAGGAACGAAGCACTGGACTGCCTGGTGTATGCGTATGCAGCGCTCAATCGGATGTATCAGCGGTATGACCGCAGAACGCTCTGGGACCAGCTGGAGAAGCGCCTCGAGAACGCTGATGCTGTACCACGCAAGCCGCGCCTAAGATCGGGAGGAGCCGCGGCGTCGGCGTTCGTCCGCAACTGGTGAGGCCGTGAACATCCCCGCCCAGATCCGAGCCGGTGACACGGTGGTGTGGCGGGACGAAGCGACCCGCGACAACCTTGGCAATCCGATTGACGGCAGCAACCACGGGCTGACGTATTACCTGCGCACGAACCACAACCACCAAGGCGCGACGGTGGCCGGCGTGACCGTGCCGGGCACCCCGAGCGGCACCGGCTGGACCTTCACGATCGCCAAGACCACGACCGACGGCTTCGTGGCGGATACCTGGTACTGGCAGGCGGTGGCGACCGCCAACGTCGGCGGCGCTGTGACGACGATCGGCGCCGGCCAGCTGACCGTGCTGCCGGGTCTGGATTACAGCGGCCAGCCGAGCGCCTTCGACGGCCGCAGCCAGGCGCAGAAGGATCTCGATGCGGTGCAGGCCGCGATCCGCGCGATCATCTCCGGCGGCGCCGTTGCCGAGTACACGATCGGCAATCGCCGGCTGAAGAAGATGGAGATGGTCGACCTGCTGACGCTGGAAGGCAAACTGAAGGCTGAGGTGAAGCGCGAGCAAGCCGCGCAGCTGGCGGCCAACGGCCTCGGCAATCCCCACAACCTGTTCGTGCGCTTCTGATGGGCATCCGATCCTCGATCCTCGGTTGGCTCCAGCGCGGCGCTGAGCCCACACCGATTCCGCGCCGGCGGATGTATCAGGGCGCGACCGTCAGCCGTCTGACAAGCGACTGGGTGAGCAACGGCACCAGCGCCGACGCCGAGATCAAGGGCAGCCTGCCGAGGCTGCGCAACCGCTCCCGCCAGCTGGTGCGGGACAACGACTACGCGCGCCAGGCGGTGCGTGCGGTCAAGAACAACGTGATCGGCACCGGGATCCGAATGCAGGCGCAGGTGCGCATGGTGCGCGGCGGCGGCCGGCTGGATCAGACCGTGAACGACGCGATCGAAAGCGCGTGGAAGGTCTGGGGCAAGAAGCAGCACTGCCACACCGGCGGCCGACTGAGCTGGCACGACATGGAGCGCCTGGTGATCGGCGCGATGGCCGAGTCGGGCGAGGTGTTCATCCGCAAGGTGCGCCAGCCCTTCGGCGGCAGCCGGGTGCCGTTTGCGCTCGAGGTGATCGAGTCGGACCTGCTCGATGACACCTACACGGGCAAGAGCACGATCGACGGCAACGAGTGGCGGATGGGCGTCGAGTGCGACCGTTGGGGCCGCCCGGTGCAATACGCCTTCCTGAACAAGCATCCCGGTGATGCGCCGTTCCAGGGGCAGCCGGGGCCGCGGCACAAGATGGTGCCGGCTGACGAGATCATCCACCTCTACCTGTGCGACCGGCCGGGCCAGACCCGCGGCGTGCCCTGGCTGGCGACCGCGATCCAGCGCCTTCATCACCTGGCTGGCTACGAGGAGGCCGAGGTGATCCGCGCGCGGGCTTCGAGCGCGCTGATGGGCTTTATCACCAGCGACGAAGGCGAGCTGCAGGGTGATGAGGTGTACGACGGCGAGCGGGTGAGCAATTTCGAGCCCGGCGTGTTCAAGTACCTGGCGCCAGGCGAGTCGGTGACGGTGCCGCAGCTGGACGCGCCCGATGGGCAGTTCGAGCCGTTCGTGCGGGCGATGCTGCGGGCGATGGCGGCCGGCGTGGGGTGCTCTTATGAGTCCATTTCGCGCGATTTCAGTCAGACGAACTACTCCAGCAGCCGCCTCTCGCTGCTTGAGGACCGCGATCACTGGCGCGCGCTGCAGCAGTACCTGATCGAGAACTTCCACCAGCCGGTGTTCGAGGCCTGGCTGGAGATGGCGGTGCTCAGCGGCACGCTGAACCTGCCGTTCTACGAGACCGATCCCGAGCGCTACCGCGCGATCCGGTGGATGCCGCGCGGCTGGGCGTGGGTGGATCCGGCCAAGGAAGTGCAGGCCTACAAGGACGCGGTGCGCTGCGGCTTCAAGACCCTCGGCGAGGTGGTGGCCGAGCAAGGCGGCGACCTTGAGGAGCTGCTGGTGGCCAGGGCCGCCGAGGTGCAGATGGCCGAAGAGCTCGACCTCTACTTCGACACCGACCCCAGCGAGGTGAACGCCGCAGGCACCCAACAACCTGGCGAGGCACCGGAGGCGCCCG